ACAAGGAAAACCAGCCCTGGCTGAGCCGGTTCCATGCGCACTGTCGCGCCCTTCAGTCGTTGAGGTTCATTTCACGCACGCCAACCGGCGGGACACGAGGGTTCAGTCCCCCGGAGATGGAAAGCTGCCCAGTGATGAACGTCCAGATAGTGTCGCCAGGATCGTCAATCTCAACGGTGAAGTCACCGGCAGAAAGTTTAGTTAATTGGGTTCCTTCATCGAGACTCCAGGATTTTCCACTGAGTTTAGCTGTATTAGTGGAACTTGTTGCGTAAACGTTACCGGGAATACCTGATCCGGTGTTTTGCATGATGGTGACGTAGATATTTCGCATTTATCCATTCCGCCGGTTGAAGTCCACCATGACCTGACTAAGGTACTTGCCGATGACGTTGGCACTGTCAGCAGAGCTTCCGAGGATGTGCCCGGTGTTGATCGTGATGTTTGGGGCCCCTGAGCCTCCAGCGGTGGCCATCCCTGAGGATCCCCCGGAGAAGGACTGGGCGGCATACGCCTGGACGGAGGCCGTGGTGGCCATCACGCTGTTGATGACATCCTTGATGACGTTCTTGAAGTCCCGCTCGGGGGCAACGAACTCACGCTGCCCGGCTTCACCCATGAGGGCCAGGGTGGGTCGGTCGATGACGCCGCCCTTGGCGAATGCCATGGCCTTGACGGCGGCCAGGGAGCCCTCCATGGACGAGATCTCGGCGAGGGCCAGGGCCTCACCACCGAAGGGGATGTCGGCGTAGGCCGCCCAGATGGACGTGGCGGCGTAGTCGGTCATGGACGCGGTTGCGAGATCGGTGGCGGCGACGATGTCGGTCATGGCAGCCGTGGTCGTCGCGGCACCGGTAGTGGTCGCTAAGGTCTTTGCCGACTCCCCCGCGACCGCAGCAGCAGCGTCGGCCTTCTTCTTGGTCGCGGTGATGGTGTCGAAGGTATCCATTCCCTTCTTGATGGCCATGTCTACCAGATACTTCGCGGCCATCTGGGAGAAGGAGGAGACCACCGACGTCGCGACGGCCCTCGTCGCGTTGACCATCGCGTTCTTCCAGGAGGTGCCCTTGATGATCATGTCGTCGAAGGCCTTGCCTAGGGAGTTGGTCATGGTGGCGTGGATGGAGGCACCGAAGGCCGCGAACTGCTGGTAGACGGTCGGGAGCTGGTTGACGGCCTTGTGGAGCCCGGCCAAGAAGCCGGAGCCAGCGGTACCCGTCAACGCCCCCAGCTCCTGCTGGGTCCGGCGCTCGGAGGCAACTCGCTGGTCCTCGAGCTTCTGGATCTCGGCGTTGACCTTGGCGGTCTCGATGGGGTCGGCAGCCACCAGCTCCCTACGTTTGGCCAGGGCCTGGGCATCCTCCTGGTACTTCCGGTTGTTGGCGGCGGCCTGCTGCTGCAGGAACTCGGTCTCCGAGATCTCCCCCTGGGCCTTACGGAAGTTGAGGTCCTGGAGATCCAGGGCGTCCATGGCATCCACGTGGGCCTTCTCGGCGTTGAGGATGACTTCGTTGACCTTGAGGGTCTGGTCGACCTGCTTGTTCTTGAGGTCCGTCACCTGCTTGGCGGCTTCAGCGTAGTGGGAGGACTTGACGCCCTCAATGTGCCCGATGGACGCGAGGTTGGCCTCCGCCAGGGCGATCTGAGCGTCGAAGTTCCCCTTCAGGTCCGCGAGCTGCGCAGCAAGTGCGGCCTTCTCCTGGCCGAAGTGCTCGTCCTTGGACGCCTTCCGAGCGCTGTTGACCTCGTTCTCGAGGGCGATCCGGTCCTTTCCGGTGGCGGCGGAGGTCTTCAACTGACCCGACCAGAAGGCGAACTCGTCGGCCTTGGACAGCTGGAAGTAGTCGGCGTCGACGCCCAGCTCGGCAGCTCGGGATTTGCGCAGAGCCTCGAGACGCTGCTTCAGCTTCTCCATGAGGGACTCGGAGTCCCCGAGACCCCCCGGAGTGTTGCCAGCCTTCCCCGCCGGGGCTTCCTCGTCCTTCTTGATGTCCGACCAGATCTGACGGTGCCGGGCCTGATACTTCTCGTCCGAGGCCGTGATCTGACCGGCATAGGCCTCGTGGTCGTCCGCCATGGCCTTGTAGCCGTCCTTGGCGGCCTGGAACGCACCCTTGAAGTCCCCGTCCAGGATCTTGTTGATGACGCCGGAGACGAGGTTGAACCCATCGATGATCTCGTCGAAGGTCTCCGCCGCGTAGATGCCCAGGTCGTTGAAGATGTTGATGACGGCAGCGATGCCATCCGTGAGGGCCTTGACGGCCCAGGAGACGCCTGGGAGGACCTCCTTGGCGAACTCCACGAAGCTCTTCATCAAGCTGGTGATGATGGGCGTGACGGAGTCGCCCACGGTCTTGGCGACGCCCTGGAACGCGAAGCCGACGTCCTCGGTAGCAACCTTGTAGGCCTTCGAGGCGGCTACCCCATCCCCAGTAACTGTGAGGTTGAAGTCCTCCTGGACACGCTTACCGTGCTCGAGCTTCTCCGAAAGGTCCGACATCAGCTTCTGGGACTCGACCCAGGACTTACCCATGGTCGAGGCCAGCAGCGCGTTCCTCTCCTGCTGGGTTCCGAGGCTGCTGTATTTGGCGGCGAGGTTCTCGAGGACCTGGGCACCCGTCAGGGCGTGACCCTGGGCGTCCTTGGTGGCCACGCCCCACTTGGTGAAGGTGTCGGAGTTCTTCAGGATCCGCGTCTCGAGCTTGGCCGCGATGCCCGACAGGTCATCGATCGAGATCCCCATCTCCTTGGCCGCGATTGCCCAGGTCGTCGCGGTGGCCAGCGATACCCCGAGAGTCAGGTGCAGCTTGTTGACCGAGGCGTTGAACTCATTGGTCTGGGCGATTGCACCGATGATCGCCGCGCTCACGGCGGCGATGGCCCCGGTCACCATCCCGAAGGAGGACTTCAGGGCGGCGAAAGGCGCGGTCAGGTTGCCGATGGTGCCGCTGATGCCCGACATCTCGCTCTTGATGTCCTGGGCGAAGGTCTTGATCCCGGCAGTCGACTGCTGAAGGCTGGAGAACAGGTTGGTGCTGTCCCCTGTGATCTTGACCTGGACCTGTTTATCAGCTGCCATGGGGACCTCATTCGCCGAAGATGTTCTGCAAGAATTCAGGCTTTGCCGGGCGGCAGGCTTCTCGGGCTTCGGGTTCAGCGTTGACCGTCATCGTCGCCCAGAGCTGCAGCGAGTTCTGATAGGCCTCAACCTCCCGCTGCTCTAGGACGTAGCCCAGGAAGTCCAGGGCCTCGTCGGCGGCCATTTCCAGGACCTGCGAGTAGGACCCGACCGGGGCGGCCAGCATCCTCGCGATCAGATAGATGGATTCTTCGCGCTCTTCGAAGTAGTCGCGCTTGGCCTTGGGAGGACGACGGGCAGCAAAGACATCGAAAAGTCTTTCAATTTCTCCGAAAAATTTCGGATGACTGATGCCACCTCCTCAGGAGCCATGGCCTCGACCTGCAGGATGTAGGGAAGCAGCGCGGACGGGTCCTTGCGCGACTTCTTGATGGTCTCGTCGTCGGCCAGGGCGATCGCGGCGAACCTGGGACCCTTCTCGGGGTCAGTTAGCACATCTTCGAGCTTGCTGACGAGGGTCATGCCCTCGAAGACCTGCACCACCGACATCTTTTTCTCATTGGCCATGTGTGACACTCCTACAACTTACTTCTGTGAACATGGAAAGGCCCCGAGGGATGGAGGACCTCGGGGCCGTCTTGGTGGTCGTCGAACTAGGAGGCAGGGGCGGTGACCTCAACCTTGAAGCCGAGGAACGGGGTGGCGTTGTCGGGCGAGAGCATGTTCAGGTCGGAGACCAGGGTCCACTGGATCTTCGCGGTGGTCGGGTCCTTCTTGGCGAACTTCATGTCCAGCTCGGGGACGATGACGACCTTGGGGAACACGAGGCAGTCGAAGGCGGTGACGGTGCCGGAGCCAACGGGGACGATGACGGACGGGTAGCGCAGCATCAGGGAGTACTGCTTGAGGACCTTTCCGTTGCCGAAGGCGGTGATGGTCTGACCGGTCTGACCCGCACCGGCAGCGATCGAGGAGAACTCACCAGCGGTTGAGCCGAAGAGGCTCTGGAAGTGGGCGCTGTCGATGTCGGCGATCACGCCCTCGACGGTGCCCTCGTAGTCGCTGACGGCCAGGGGGTACTTGCTGCCCTGCATCGGGTTGAACTCGATGGTGTTGCCCTTGACCTTCAGGGCGAGGCCATTGTGGTCGAAGACGCCCAGAGGAAGCGCACCGGCCATCAGGGCGGCCTGGGTGATGCCGGAGGTAAAAAACTCGGCGAGGATGGCCTGTTCCTTGAGGATCAGGGTGGCACCCACGGGGACCACATAGGGGACGAGGTAGACCTGGATTCCGATCCCGGTCTGGACGTAGTTGGGGTTGAGGACGAGTCCGGTGTAGGCCATTGGTTAATTCTCCTCGGGGGTCGGGATGGCAACGGGTTCAGGGGCTGGGGCAGCGATGACCACACCCTCCAGGGTCTGGAGCTTGGCGACGGCGGAGGCAGGGACGTCCTGGGGGACGCCGATCAGCAGGTGCAGGTCAGCTTCCAGTTCTTCGACGAAGTGGCTCTCGGCGGTAACGAGCCAATTCAAGGTGGTGGAAACGATCGAGATCATGGTCATGGTTCCGTCCTATAGATAACTTCTGCGACCAGAGCTGCGGTTGCGACCTGCCCATCCCCGGAGTTCGACCCATCCCAGCTGAGGGTATGGATCCGGACCTGAAGTGCCAGTCCCCCGAGGGTCTTGTCAGCCTTGATTGCGTTGCAGACGGCGTCGAGCAGTGGAATGGTGGTCGTCGATACCGGGAAGGTCGTGGTCCTGAAGGCCATGGCCACGGTCAGGATCCGGTTCTCAACGTAGTTGTCCCAGTCCTCTTCCAGGCTCTCCTTGACGTCCTTGGTCGGGTAGAGGAAGGCCACGGGCAGCTGGGCTACCGGGGTTTCCTGATACTCGTCCCGGGAGATCGTCCAAGCCGCGAAGACCGGAAGGGCTGTGACCATGGTGGTCAGGTGCTGCAGGATGGCCTCGATCTTCATGATCATCCGACCACCTGCAGGACGAGGTCGGTCTCAAGGCCGTCACCGACTGCGTTCGCGCCGATGATCTTGAACGTCTGGGAGTTGAAGGAGATTGTCGACTGGTTGACGATGAGCGCGGGGGTGCTGTTGGTGATGACCCGGAAGGTCTTCTTGGTGATGCTGACCATGCCCTGGCCGTTGTCGGCCAGGATGTCCATCGAGACATTGTCGAAGAACCCGAAGACGCTGGCCCCGTTGTAGGTGGCCAGCGTTCCGGTCTCTTGATACACGAGGGCAAGATCCCCTCCGAAGTCGATCACAGCCAGGACTTAGGCAGGGATCGCGTCGGTCATGACAACGAAGCCGGTGGAGCGACGGAGGGCGCAGTCGACCATCTGGTTGGCGATCAGGCGGTACTGGCCCTGACCGGCGAGGGTGTATGGGTCAACGGTCAGCACGAGGTCGCCGAATACGCCGTAGACGAGGTGGGCGGGGTCGCCCAGCGCGAGGCTCTCGCAGGTGCCGTTCGCGGTGCCCTTGGTCAGGCCGACAGGCAGGTTGTTGGTGCCGAAGGCCTTGAAGTTGTCGAGCTTGCCGTCGGCCCAGTAGGGGGCGGACGCGTAGGTCAGGCCGGGCGGGACGGTGGCTTCGAGGACACCCTCGATGTTCGGGGTGCCGAAGAAGAGCGGATTCCAGCCAGCCAGGGCGTTGTTGACGTTGAGCTTGGTCTTCATGGCCTTGACCTTGGCGGCGTTGGTGCTGATGTTTCCACCATTGGTGCCGAGGGCGATGACCGGGACGCCGGAGTCCAGGAAGATGCCCTTGGTGGGGGCACCGGCCAGGGCGGTCAGGGCGTTGCCGGAGATGTAGTTTCCCCAACCGGCCTGCTCGAAGGCGAGGGCCATCTCGCGCAGGATCAGCCCCTGGATCCAGGAATCGAAGGCGAGGGGGGACTGGGCGAGCTGCTGACGGGAGAACTTGGTCATGGCCATGAGCTGGTGGGGGGACAGCGTCTTGGTGGTCAGGGTGTCGACCGAGGTCGGGACGTCGGTGCCGGTGTTCTCACCCTGCCAGTACGTAAGAGGCTGACCGGTCTCGCAGACCAGCTCGTAGTTGGCGGACAGGCCGGGGATGACCTCCGCGCCGTTGGCGGTCAGGAGGCACTTGGGGCGGAGCATCTCGACGAAGCCGCCATACTGGGTGAACCCGAAGGCGGAACCCGCGCCGGAGATCGCGAAGACGTTGGGGTCGGCGGCCTTGGTGGCCTCGAGGCCACGGGGCATGAAGGCCTCGTGGGGGACAATCAGGCCACCCTTGAAGCCGGTCTGACGGCCTTCCAGGGCCTTCTGGCACTCACGCTCGAACCCGGCGTCGGACCAGTCCTTGGTCGCCTCGGCCAGGATGGCGCGGGAGAAGCTCCAGTTCTTGCGGATCTCGGCGGCTACCTCGGGCTGCATGTTGGAGACCGGCTTGTTGCGGCCAGCGATGACGTCCATGAGGCCGGACTTGATGGCTTCGAGGGAGTTGTCACCGGACGACAGCTCGTCCAGTTCCTTGACGCAGTCGTTCTTCTGGGCGAAGCCAGAGAGGTTCAGGAGGGCTTTGCGCTCTTCAGGGGTCATGTGGTTCACCTCGGTGAGGGGTTGGGGAGGGAGGGGAGCACTCTCCCCGGATTTGGTCTCAATAAGAACTTCTGACTTTTCTGCAGGTTCCAGGTCGACGGGGGGTTCGACGTCGATGACGGCGGCCTCGTCGTCGGTCTTGATGTCCTCGATATCCAGTTCGAAGGTCTCGCCGTCGTCCGCGCCCTTGTTGATGCCAACGGTCAGATCGAAGGGGACTCCTACAACCGAGATCTCCTTGACGGTCGATTTGGTGATGTTGACCAGGAGGGGGGTCTGGGTCTTGTCTACCTTGTAGTCGTCGATTGAATATCGGTAGGAGATGCAGTCGTGGCCCTGGCGGACCATGTCGGCGACCTTCTGGGAGTCGGGGTCGGAGAAGAACCGGATGGAGCATTTGCCACGCTTGTCGGAGGGGTCGATCCGGACGTTTTCGGCCCTGCCGATGACCTTGTCGCCATCGTGGTTCCAGAGCAGCGGCAGGCCGTTGCCAGCGTGGTCCAGGTTGACGCAGCCGGGGTCGTGCTTGACGACCTCGATGCCATAGGGGCGTCGGCCCGGGGTGTCGGAGCTGAAGGTAGCGGAGAACGAGCCATCCTCGTTCGGGATACTCGAGTCGATGACGGCGGCCTTGAGTTGGTTGCGTTTGATGATCACGGTCTCTCCTAGTCCTTAACTTCTTTGGGTTTTCCGGGCGGGGGCGTGGCCGCTGGACCCTCGACGGGCGTGTTGGCCGGGGTTCCGGGCTTGCCGAAGGCGGGGTTGTTGGTCGGCTGCGGGGTCACATCAGACTCGCCATATTCGAGTTCCAGCTCTCGGTCGCGCTGACGCTCGATCAGGATCTCCTCGTAGTTCTCGCCCCGTGCAGCGGCGAGCCGGGACTTGCTGGTGGTGCCGAGGGCGAAGTCCGCTACCTGGGCCTGGATGTCTTTGAGCGGATCCGGCATCGGGAAAGCCGGTGGAATGAACTTATGATCCTTATAGACGTCGAAGCTCCCGGCGACGGCAGGCAGGTCGAGCACGCCATTCGTGCAGGCGAAGTCGATCCAGTCCTCGAAGATCACGTCCAGGACCTTACTGATCAGGAACTCCTGCAGGTCCTCGACGAACTGTTTGTCCTGGTTGTACGCGGCTTTCATGGAGCTGAAGGATGTGTTTTGCCAGTCGCTGTATAGGATGTTGTAGGACAGGCCGATCCCAGCCGCGATCTCGAGCTTCAACGAGTTGGAGAACTCACCGAAGGCGGTGTTCGGGTGTGAGGGCGTCAGGAAGTTGGGCTTGACGCCCATGGGCAGGGCCTCGGCCATGCCGGGTGCGAGCCGGTTGGGGGTGATACCGGGCTTGAGGATCTGCCCGGTGGGGGAGCTGACCGGGGCGGTGAATCCGGGACCGCCTGGGACACCTGAGGCAGGGCCTGACGCCGCGCCGTTGTAGGGGTCGGAGGTGACAGATCCATCCTGGGTATAAAAGACCGCGATGCACGCGCCGACCTTGGCCGCGACCAGCTCGGCGGTTCGGTAGTCGTCCAGGAGCTTGATGGTCCGCATGCTGGCCATAGCCGGGGGGAGGCCGCGACAGGCCCCGATCTGGTGGGGCTTGAACGCATGGATGACGTCGCTCGGAGGGAGGCGCAGCAGCTGACCACCTGGGGCACCCTCGCCCGGGTGGGTGGTGTGCAGCAGGAAGGCGACAGGAGCGTCCCAGGAGTTCCGCTCGATGCCCATGCTGTAGTTGGAGGTCTGGGTCTGGTCCTTCGCCAGGAGGTCGGTGTGAATCAGCTGGACCTGATAGCCGTGGGGACCCATGCCACGAAGACGGCGGATCAGGACCTCTCCGTCGGTCGCCCAGGACTGAATCCACTGGTCGAGGGCGTCGTCCAAGGAGTAGCGACCGCTGACTTCGAAGTTCCCAGCCTTGGTGAACTCCTTCCAGGCGTCCTCGATCTGCCCGGCGACCTTGCTGTTGATGCCCTTCCGGGCATTGGCGACCTTGGAGTGGAGCTTGTAGGGCTTGAGGCTCTGCTGCAGGATGCCAATGAACGACGCCATGACCGGGCTGTTCTCAGACAGGTCGCGGGAACGCGCCCGGATGACCGGGAAGGCCATCCTGACCTCCTGGTTGGGCGACAGCAGCGAACCAAACCAGTCAGCGGACAGCCGGTCGAGCTGCCCGGCCTCAATGAACTTCTTGCCCTCCACCGGGATCTCGGGGAGCGCGGTCTTCTTGCCCTTGAATCGATCGAAGAATCCCATGGCCGTCCTGTCAAAAGGTGAAATAGATGGAATTGCCCATCGGGAGACCCTTCTCGCGCCGGACCTCGAACTCGTAGACGTGCTTGAGCCGCATCAGCTCGGTCCGGTTCTTCTTGAAGGTCCGGCCCCCGACGGAGTATTCGACGATCGTGCTGGTCAGGTCGGCGAGCAGGGCCTTGTTGATGTTGTCCAGGGCCTTCTCGTTGTCGGTCCGGTTGTCAACCAGTGGATGGTTCAGGGAAAGGTCAGGCAGGACGGCCAGGATCGTGTCGCAGAGCGTCGTCCGGTAGCCGGTGGCGGTCTCGGTGACGTAGGCCTGGGCACGGTAGTTGCCCGGGGGGATGCCGGTGGTGATCGTGCTCAGGACCAGCAGCTGGTGCTTGCTCGGGTCGGACGGCCAAGGGACGGAAGAGAATGAGGTTGGCGTGCCCTGTCCGGCCACGACCAGGACGTAGGTCAGGACATAGGCCGAGGGTGAGTAGTCCCGCAGGTCGACGACGATGTCCCAGTGGTCAGACTGCTGAAGTGCCAGGCCTTCGATGGGAAAGACATTTTCGACAGAGTTCATCCACGCTCCAGAGTCCGGTGCTCACTAGTAACTTCTGGACCTAGAGATATCCCCCGTCTGAGAGGGCGTAGAGGTATGCGGGAGCCGCTACAGGCTGTGCCGGTTGCGTCAGGGGCCGTGCAGGAGGCGTCGTCGGCTGTTCGGCGGGCGACGGGGGCTCGACGAACTTCAACGCCTCCAGGCGGCCTTCCAGGACGTTGTTGAAGTTGGCCATCTTGAAGGCCCCGTAGGCGTAGACGAAGCAGTCCAATGACTCGTTCCGGGCCCGAATCTGCTTGTAATACTTGGTCTTCTGACCAGAGATGTAGCGGTAAGCCGGGACCTCGGCGGTCATCTGCTTGAAGAATTCGAGGTCGTGGTCCGGCTGACCTGGGATGGGGTGCTCGGGGAAGTGGACGTAGCCGGGGCCTTCCTCCTTGTTGCCCAGGTAGGCGAACAGCTGGTCCTTGATGGCGTCGCCGCCCAGGTCAAAGCGGAGGATGTTGCGAGGACCGCTGGGCGTGCCTTTGGCCGGGATCATGGGGGCCCCGGGTTGGTTGCTGCCCTTGATCGGGACGATCAGCGGGCCCCGGCCATGGACGAAGCCATAGACCATCGCGGTGAAGTGGCCGCCCGTGTCTACGGCCACCCGGTCCAGGCCAATGAGAGCACCGGACTCGTGCTCGTAGGTCCTATAGATCGCCATCTGCAGGGTGGTCCAGACCTCGCGGAGGCCGGGCGAGCCCAGGATGATCTTGTGCTCGATCAGCCAGCACTCGTCGTTTGCACCCCAGCCCCATATTGAATACTCGAGTCGATCGTCCTGGACGTCGACGCCCATCGTCAGCATGCCGACGCCGAAGGGGATGGGGTGGGAGTAGACCTCGCGGCGGTTGTAGAGCTTGTCCTCGGAGATCTGCCCGGAGGACGTCTGCCGCCAGGGCTCACCCAGGACCTCATTGATGAAGTTCTTGAGCTTCAGCTGGTCCATGCCGATGTCGAGCCACGCCTTGACGATCGCCTTGAGCGAGCTGAAGGGGCTGACCAGATCGGAGAACCAGAAGCCGGGAAAATCAGCACGTTCGATGTCGGTGTTGCCTATCCGCCACTCACCGCGCCTGACCATGGCCATCCGCTGCAGCTCGGAGATGTGGCCGTGACAGGCGATGCACTCGATGTAGATGTCATCGAGGGTCTTCTTGCAGTGGCCAAACTTCACGGCGTCCCACTTGATGACCTGGAACTCCCCACAGTGAGGGCACGGGGACCACCACTCGCGCATGTCGCTCTTGTTGTGGTAGAGGTCGGCGACGGTGTTGGGGACGTCGGCGATCTCAGGTGTCGAGACGTAGATCAGCTTCCGACCGAACCCCGCGAAGGTCTTGGAGCGGGTCTCGGCGAGGTCAACGACATTGCCTACCCCGGGGATTGGCTTCATCTTGTCAACCTCGTCCAGGAGGACGATCTTGGCGCTGAATCCTGCCAGGGCACCAGCGGATCCCGATCCGACCATGGTAAGGCTGCCGCCGGGGAAGAGCTTTTGTTTGATGGTGTTGTTGGAGTTCTTTCCTGTGTTCTCTCCGAAGAAGGACCTGAGCTTTGGGCTACCGTCGAGCAGGTTCTTCAGCTCCTTCTTGCTGAACTTCTGGACGTCCTCGTTGGATGGCCGGACGTAGAGGATGTGTGCGGGGTCCTGGAAGATCGAGTAGAGCATCATCCCGGCCAGGACTGTCGTCGTGATACCGGACTGACCTGACTTCAGGACAACCACCCGCTCATATCTGGGGTCGGTCACGGTGTTCATGATCCCCACCTGGAATGGGGCGAAGGTCGGATCAAACCTCCCGGATTTGCGCGAGGCCGTAGAGCTGAAGACGATGGTCTTCTCAAACCACTCACCGAGGCTGAGATTCTCTGGTGGCTTCAGGTTGAGCGTGACGCGCCGAAGGAGGTCGAGAGCTTTCATTGGACCTCGGCGATCTCAATTTCTTCGACGGCGGTGGGGGCATCGTTGGCCTTCAGCTCGGAGAGGTCGGTCAGGGCCGCATAGATGACCTTGTCGTAGACGCCGGAGATTCCCGCGAAGTCGGGGTGCTCGAGCCGGAGGACGTCCTCAGCCAGGGCAGCCCGGGCACCCAGCAGCGTCGAACGGAACCGGCTGAGGGCGGAGGTCCAGGTCCGCTCCACGTCGGCGACGTCCAGCAGCTCGTCCTTGCGCCGGGCCAACTCCAGCTCCTTGGTCTGGGCATCGGCCAGAGCTTTCCTCAGGTTGGCCGCTGCCAGATCCTCGGCGGCGGTGCCGGTGACGCGTCGGGTTGCCGTGCGAACGGCATCGGCCATGAGCCAGTTGATGACCTCCGTCAGGTTGTGCCGGTCGGAGCCGATCCGGAGCCCCATGTGACCGGGGAATGGGTTGTCGGTGTTGGCGTTGTCCGCCACCCATGACGCCAGGGTCCGGGTAGTCTTCCCGAGGATCTTGGCCAGCTCAGCACGCGTGAGATTCTTGAAGTCCATTGCCATGATCCGTTTATCTTGAATGAAGCGAAACGATGAATGATTTGTGTGTGGGTGATGCCTGGGCTCGATTCGATACCCCGTGCCGCGTCAGGGCTCAGGAGGACCCTTTGCCTTTTGTCATATGGGTATTCCTTTTTCGTCGCGAGCCTCAATGGTATGCATTTTTTGCCTAGTCATGCTAACCCCTTTGTTTAGGCACCGTCTAGCGACTCGTCCGAATGGCGGTTTCTATTGCTATACTCATAATTTGATCCATCTGTGAATTGATTACTTGAGATGCCGTCTCAACAAACTGGAGGGTCGGCTTCAGGGTCGACCTCTTGACCAGCGTGTATAAGATTCGGTTGCCCTGGCGCGGATCCTTCTTGCCGAGGCCGCGCATTACCTTCTTTGTGTGCGCCTGGGATAGGGGGCCGAAGTAACCGGAAGAGAGTGACACCATGTCCTGCATAACTAACGGGGTTCCGGTGTTCTTGTCCCTGATAATGAAGCTACCGTATAGGCCTTGAAGGTGGTTGGGTGAGGTCTCCTTGATCTTCAAGTTCTTGATAGTGAGTGGATCATCGGCACGGATGATGGACTTAAAAACGTTCTTGTTGGGTATGGCCATGTGGGCGTGGCCTTGGAATGGCACGTGCTCTCCACCCTCCTCGAACTTGGAGAGGATTTCGCGGGGCTCGTTGATGGAGATCGTGGTCGACCAGCTTGTCTTGGTGGCCTTGTCCTCACGAGCGATGAATACGCGGTTCAGGATCCACGCCTTACGCCGGAGGGTGAACCGGTCGATGATGCCCTGCCTGATTCGATCCTGGATTGCTAGGGCTAGGGTGTTGAGCCCAAGGCTAATTCCAAAGCCCAACGATTTGGGGCAGGCCGACTCAAGCCAATCAACTGCCGACTGGAGGTCGACGCTGAAGGTGATGGATTCCTCAGGCACAGTGGACCTCCACGGGGGCGGGGTTCTTGATGGCGGTGGTCCGCGTCCAGGTATCGCGAAGCGCGTCCAGGTAGCCGAAGACCAGCCGACCGTGCTCCGCATAAAATGCCGTGATTTCGGACATGTCCACCCCTGCCTTTGACCGAAGTGTGGTGATGGGATGGGCCAACAGTGAGACCATCCCCGCGTCGGTGTTGACCAGGGAGTCTAGGCAGCTAGCGATCCTGCGCAGGGGGGCTTCTACTGCTGTCTTCGCTAGGTCCTGCAGGGCCAGATGGAACTCCGTGGTCACCCAAGGCATCACATCGACATCACTGTCGTGATCAGCATCCACGACATCCATATCCGGATTTTTGCTCGCGTGAGCGGTCGTGACGGTGATCAGCTGCCAGAAAAGGATGTGGTTGAAATAGCTGAAGACCCGGGCATATGTGGGCGTTCCGGCCTTGTCTCGGCTGACGACGCGGTTTGGATCAAACTTGCCCATTTTGGCCAAGATGACGAGGACCAGCTCCTGGAACAGCTCGTCGAATCCAAGCTTGGATTTGAGGTGCTGACCGGATCGAAAAATGACGCCCTCGATGACCGGAAACATGTAGGTCACGAAGGCATCGGAGTCGGCTTGGGACCTCGTGGAATTCCAGCGGGACCACAGGTGGTGACCGACGACCTCCCAGAAGTAGATAGGGGTGTCACTGCAGAGCTGAGCCACCGCGACGATCTTGGTGTCCTCGGCTGACCACTCGGGGTAGTAGCGAGAGGCGTAGCGGATGAACTCCGGGGAGTAGGCATAGAGGTCCGGGTTGACCGCGAGCATGTTGGCAATTGCCCTGCGTTCAACCTCGAGAACATCCAGCTTGTTGTAGGGGCTGTTCAAGGTTGTTTCCTAGTGGATCTGCTGCCGAAGAGGGCAGTGGTCGTTCAGGCAGGCCCCGCCGTCGTAGATGTCATCGAGCTTTTTGTCATGCTGGTCGAGGCGCTCGGCGTGCACGAGCTGCTTGGCGTTTGTCAGGACCAACGTGTTGGTCAGCATGTCCATTCCCACTCGGAGGCTGTCGATGCTTGCCTTCAGGCCATCAACCCAAGACTTGGCCAACCAGACAGTCAGCGGAAGGACAGCGATGGTCCCAATCCGGGACGTCAGCTCAATGGTGGCGGCGGTCTCTGGGGTCATTTAGCTCTCCTGTCGGGTGGGTATGGGACGGCGGCAGCGAGATGAAATGCGGCCAGAACGATGACGATGTAGACGACGGCGACGATCACTTATAGGTCACCTAGGTGAAGGGCATCACCAGCAGGCCCCAGCCTCATTGTTCTCCCGCGCTTGAACTCGAACGTCGTTGGCCCTTGATGGTTGTAGATGCACTTGACGCGGTAGACGTAGGTGAGGCCGGGGTGGGGATTGGGAAGGTGGGCTATCAGTCCCTCGAATGCCAGGGTGATGTTGTTCAAGAGCTGCTGCTCACCTGCGGTCCCATCCAGGAAGTCTTTTGCAACCAGAATGGCCTTCACCGGTCACCTCGAGGACGAAGAGCGAACTCGACCAGGACGAACCCGGCGACGACGAGGACGACCAACGACCACAGGTTGATGGTCATTTGACGACCTCGATGCCAGATCGAACCTGATCAAGATCAAATGCGGCGGAGATCAAGTCATGACCCAGGTCGTCTAGGTCGGCCTGGGTGGAAAATGAGACCTCGGTCGTTCCACTAGAGAGCAGGCCGACGACGAGACCCTCAGTGTCAAAGGTGAGGTGGAGGTTGAGGTCGCCACCGAGGCGGATGGTGCTGACGCGAGTCACTGGATGACCTCAGGCGGGGTGGTGGACGACGTCGGGGTGGTGGACGACCCAAGTCGGTCGCTTACCACCCGAAGTGGTGCGCCGACGCCGACGAAGGCCGCGAGGGCCTGGAAGGTCGTGGTGAAGGCCGAGGTCAGGGCTCGGTGGAGGGCGACCTCGGTCGTCAGCCAACCAATGGCCGCGACGACGACGAGGACGAAGGCCAAGAGGCCAACGTCCCTACCTGGGTCCTGGGAGTCCAGGAATCGACTGAGTTCGGCCTTGAGTCCCCGTAGCACCACCACCTCGTCTCGGTCCTTAACACTAAGTTAAGTCGACCATGACATAAGGTTAGGTCTTGTGGGGCCTAGTGCAACCTTTTATTTGCCGGAAGATGCTGGGGATGGTCGGGTTACAGGCGATGGGCCTGACGTGGACTGGGGAATTGGCTTGGTCGGAGAAATTGCGGGTGAGGTCGTCGACAAGGGGTCGCGTTTGAAACGCTGAACTTGGGCGAAGGGGGTGCATTTGAAATGCGACCCTTGGGGGTGGGTGGGTGACATTTCAAATGCGACCCTTGGGGGTGGTGGCCAGGGCCGAGCCGAGATCGAGGTTGGTGGGGGTCAATATGACCCGGAAAAGCCATGAAACACAAATAATGCCCACCCGGGCCAGGAGTGTGATGGCAGAAGTGGTTACCTGCCGTCACAATTTTCTCTTAGAGCCATAAGGGAAAAACCCATATTTTTTCTGTGACGGCAGGGGTGGTCAAAAGGTTTTCTATATATGGGGGGACATGAATGTATCATTATGTATATACTATATAACTGTATCATTATGTATTACATATATATCTACTTCCTCTCTTATATATCTATTTACCCATATGCCGTCACATCTGTCACATAGGATATATAGTATTAAAAACAAAGGTGGTTAGGTGTGAAGGCAGAGAATCTTCTACCATCACCAAGCCTTCACTGCCGTCACAGTGTTGTCCTGGCCAAATGGCTCAGGCTGACCTGGGCCTGCGGCACCTCCCCATCCATGCAGGGCCTTCATGATAGACATCCGGCCCGGGAAAGCACCCCGAGTCCACACCAGACCACCCGAGCTAAAAATATATTTTTGATCCTTTTCCCCTGACGCCGTCACGGTGGGCAACATCTGCCCTAAAACCGATTTCCTATAGGAATACAGCATTCTCGACCTATTCCAGCTTTTTCAACGGGTTGACCCCTCGCTTGACTCCCTGGAATTCCTGCCGATACTTCAATTACGGCGATCGGCGAGATCACCTACATGAACGGCAACGGGACTTCACATCCCACTCGGCCTATCCCGAAGACAAGCACCTTACAAACGCCTCCAGTCTTCACCCTCTCGCGGAAAACCAGTGACCGGCATTACGTCGTTGTAGTGCCCACCTGGGAAACAACAAGCACACCCCCCGATCTGTCATAGCGCCCAACCACGTGCTCGTTGGGAAGAGGCTGACCGATACAACGACCGGGGGGTGTGGGCCAATCCGCGAGGTATCTGCATGACTATCACCACCGCCTTCCTCCTCGATGATGAAGACCTCGTCACCCCCGGCATCGACTTCGGCGACGAGCCCAAGATCGCGCCCACCGCCGACCTCCTCTGGATCCTCGGTGCGACCCGTGATGATGCCCAGCCGGGCGATCCCACGCAGGCCGACCTCGACGCCGCCTATGCCGCAGCCCTGGCCACGGATGGTGACCCCTTCGCTGCCAGGAACGCGAGCCTCCAGGCCTCCCGTGCTCGTCATCAGGCGGTGGTCTAGATGGTCACCCGGAAGACCATCGTCAATGAAGTGAATTTTGACCCTAACGCCGTCCCTTCCCCTGGCCACACCCCCTCGAAGGTCGTGACCATCACCCCGGCCAATGACATCTCCTTCGATGCAACTGGCATCATCGCCAACGCCACTGCCAAGGCCGCTGAGATCGCCGCCGAGATCGCAGCCACCCCCTTCACCGTTGTCAACCGGCTGGCCTTCCTCGCTGCCCACCCCGAGGTCCCCGACGCGGCGGACCGCTGGAAGGCCTACTGGGTTCCCCGGATGGGCCTCGTTGGGTTCAACTACGACACCGCCTCTGCCCAGAAGCTCGCCAACGCCGAAGCCGCCGGGCTCATCGAGGTTGGCTCGGCCACCTACGATGAATCCTATGAGGATTCCGCCACAGCTCTGGACATCGACCTGGACCAGGAAGATGAGGATCTTGATGCCCTGGTCCTGCCCGTCGTCCCCGATACCACGCCCCGCCCGGACTACACCGAGCGCTGCAAGACCCAGGTCAGGCCCTTCCTGGCCACGGTGCTGGGCCTCAGCGGCTCCGAGGCGATCCGAGTCCCCCTGAACTTCCAGGCATATGGCCGGACGTTCAAGTCCCTGCGCGGGACCTTCTCCACCCCTGACAACGCCAGGATGGCCCTCGAGGAGCTGAACATCGCTGGTGGCAACATCGGTGTCCAGGTCAACGTTCCCGACGACTCCGGATCCCACGCTGCCGATCACCTGACTGCCATCTCCACGATCTGGCTGGACTATGATGGCCACCTCGTCGACTCCCCGCTGGCCATCGAGGACCTGCTGCCCCTGCTGCCAATTTCCCCAACGGCGGTCGTCCGGACTGGGAGCACTCGCAGCTACCACATCTACTGGATGCTGGACACCCCTGAGACCTTCCCCACCGAGGCCGGGCCCCGCAAGCAGTTCATGAACGTGGTCAAGGGCATGCTCTTGAAGGCTGCCTCCGTGGTCCCTGGTGGTGACCCCCAGGCAGCCACGCCCGAGCGCCCGATGCGCATGCCTGGATTCAAAAACACCAAGCCCGGTTCGGGTTGGGCCGAGCTGGTCATGTCCGACGGCCCCCGCTACACCTTCGGCCAACTGCTCTCGACCTTCCCCCCGATGCCTGTCCAGGACACCGTGGCAGGGGACTTCACCAACGAGACCACCAATGATCGCCGGGCCCGCCTGCTCGCCAAGCACTACCTGCTCAATGTCGCCGACGAGACCCCCCAGCGCGGTAGTGGCCTCCACGCCAACGGCACCCTGATGGGCGTCATCCGTAACCTGTGTGCCGGTCATGCCCTGCCCGAGGAGACCGCCACGGCCATGCTCTACCGCTACTACCTGCCGGACCGGTCTCAGGCAGTGTTCCGGGATTCCGAGGTCGCCAAGAAGATCGCTGATGCCTACCGCAGCCCCGCCAATTGGGCCTGGAAGCTCCCGAAGGACCTCCGGCTGACGATCTGCCCCGACCGGGTCGCGGCGGAGCTGGAGGCCGCTGCTGCGAAGTCCAAGGCCCAGGCCGAGGAGAACGCCGAGATCGACGCCCGGCTGGGGGTTGAGTTCGAGCCTGGGGGCAACATCGCCCCCGACGCCCCTTCCCACCCAGTGCAGCGCGTGCCCGAGATGGACGAGGACATGCCGGATGCCCCTTACGTCGCCCCTGAGCCCATCCGGAGGCCCCTGGCACAGCCCCGGGTCACCGAGATCGAACTCCCGGTCGAGGACAAGCCGAGCACCCCCGAGTTCAAGAGTGCCGACGAGACCCACATCGCCTACTACTTCTCCAAGTCCAGGTGGGCAGCGCGGGTCCGCTACTGCGCCGAGACCGATGTGTGGTGGGCCTGGAACGGAAAAGTGTGGGCCCCAGATAAGCTCCTGGCCGATGACCAGCTCACTCGTTTCCTGGCCCAGGAGTTCCTGAACCCCGAGTTCGAAGGTAATGCCCTTGGTCTCACCACCCCTGCCCAGGTCGCCAAGATCAACAGCGCTCGTGGCCACTCCGGGATCCTGACCTGCGCTCGCAGCCGGATGCGGGTGCGCATGTCCGAGTTCGACGCGGATGACTACAAGATCAACACCAAGAGCGGAGTCCTGGACCTGAAGGACTTCGACGAAGCCACCCAGACCTTCCGGCTGATCCCCCACAACCGGCAGATGTTCACGAAGTGCCTGAATGTCACCTATGACCCTGCGGCTGCCTGCCCCCGGTTCAACCAATTCATGACTGAGATCAGCTGTGGGGATTCCGGGATCTCCCTTATCCTCCAGCAGATATTTGGCCTGTCCCTGACCGGGGATGTCCGCGAGCAGCGCCTTCCGTTCTTCACCGGGACCGGATCCAACGGTAAGGGCATGATCTGCCAGACCATGTCGAGGATCATGGCTGACTACTACGTGTCCAGCTCCCCCTCCCTGGTAATGGAGAGCAGGTCCGAGCACCCCACCATCCTCGCCGCCCTCGAGGGGATCCGCCTGACCGTGGTCGCGGAGGTCGACGTCAAGAAACACCTCGACGTCGCGAAGGTGAAGCTCCTGACCGGCGGTGACCCGATCGCCCTCCGGGGGATGTACCAAGACTTCAGGACCGTGGAACCCCATTTCAAGCTGGTGATATGCGCAAACGGGCTCCCTCCCTCAGAGGACTACAGCGATGGTTTTTGGCGTCGGTTCTTGCCTGTCCCTTTCAATGCCCAGTTCCTTCGGGAGGATGCTGACACGGCCCTCAGTGGAAAACTCATGGCCGAGTCCTCCGGGATTTTCAACTGGGTGCTGCGGGGCCTCAGGAGCTACCAGCTCAACGGCTTGGTAGTCCCCCAGGCATCCATGGATGAGCACGCTAACCATCGGAAGGGTCAGGACCACATCAAGGACTTCCTAGAGGACGTCCTGGTAAGGGACCAATACTCGGCCATCCGCTCCGGGGAGATGCACTTAGCATTCGCCAAGTGGTCCACCGCACACAAGGTTCGTCCCCTGACCCGCGAGGTCCTAGGCAAGGAGCTGGTCAAGCACGGGATCCCCAGCGCCCACACCCGCAACGGCAGTGAGTTCCGGGGCTGGGCGTTCACCCCGGCCTTCCTAAACGTCCAGATGTCCCGCCCGACCTACGAGACCCTCGGCGGCCCAATGGACGACATCGACGACGACTGCCCGAAGGTCGTCAATTTCCAATCCAAGTCAAACCCCTGCAAGAAAGACTAGGAGGATGACCATGTCAAACCTCGCGAATGCAGTAAAGACCAACGTCTTCATGGTCGATGGCCCTGACACTGTGACCCAGAGGACTGGGGTAGATCTGAAAAATTTCCTGAAGGAGGAGTCCGATGCTGATCACCGGGAGCATATTTACAGGCTGGAATCAGCCGTGGCTCGGTATGACAAGGCCCAGTCCAGGCTTGTGAAGTCCTTCGGATCCGCCAGAGGGAATGCCCGGTTTGCTTTCGATGTGGCAACCAGTTCGATTCATTCAGCAGAAGTTGGAGAGGGGGACCCCATGAGGTTGTTGTCCAGGGCGCTCTACGCCTCGGGGGAGACCACCATCCTCCTGAACGACGTATCGATACACCTAGCCGAGTTGATTGAGGCCCATGACCGCCTCATGTATCACTATCAGGAGCTTCGCTTCATGGAGATCGAATACAACGCAGGAACGAGTTATCAGGATGATGAGGAGGCCAGGGAGAACTCGATCAGAGACCAGTTTGAGCACGATGAGGAAGATGTCCCCGGTGTCCCCCGGTCCAAGTCCAAGGCAGGTGCCCGATGAGCCCCTGGACCCCCCGCGCCTGCTACACCAACATGACCCGCGTCGCCGACAGCGCCCGGCCCAAGCTCGCCGCCTTCCTCGAGCGCGAAGCCGCTGACGCCGAACTCGCCAGACGCCTCGCTGACCCGTCCTCCCAGGAATCCGCTGATGCCCTTTCTGCCAAGCAGGAGGCCGCGAGGATCGAGGACATCGACGAGACCGAGCCGGATCCTGATGACCCGTGGTGGTCCTGATGGACGTCCCGCGAATCCTTGCCGAGCTTGTCTCCACCGTCACCGCCGACCGCATCCAGATCTTGACCCTCGACCTCGAAGAGGTCCTGGTCCCGGCCCACCAGCGCCACGGCTACTTCCTACCCCCTGCTCCCGAGCCCTCCGGCGACTTCGTCTTGACCTTCCGGTGCCGCCGGATGGGTCCACCTCGCGAGGCCGTCTGAGATGCCCATCTACTGCTACCGCTGCGACAGCTGCTCCGCCCAGCTCGAAGTCCTCGAGCCCGTTACCGCCCCAACCGCTAGGCCCTGCCCATGTGGTCAGACCGCTCAGCGGATCCTGAAGGCCAGCTCCTTCATCCTGATCGGCGGCGGCTGGGAAGCCGACGCATACCAAAAATAATTCACCCCCCACCCAGGAGCCAAAATGGCCTGGTCTTACCCCGAAGTTCCTAACCTCACCATCCAGGTCAAACAAAAGCCGGTCCTTTTCCTCCCCAACGGCCAGCTGGTCACGGTCAAGAAAGCCGTAGGGTTCGCCAGCCACCCCGAGGTCCCTCCCCTCAATCGGATCAAGAGCTAACCCCTGACCTCGTTGCCGACCTGACGTTGTTGTGAAAAATATCCCGACTTCCCAAATCGATAGTGAGCGCTCAGCTCGACAAGGAGATGACCATGACCATGACCCCCGAAGAATCCAACTACCTGAAGGCCTTCCAGGCCGCCAATGAAGTTTTCCAGCTCGCGAGGCGCATTCGGGACGCGTTCATGCCCGGTGACCCCAACCGCGAAGTCCAGAACGAGGTCGTCGAGGACCGGCGTCGAGACCTGCTGGCCGTCCGGATGACTGACCCTCGACCGGGCGCTGATCGGCTCGCCGAACTCTACGAGGAGATGACCGGGCAGGCGTGGTCGAGGTCCGCCGGTCCCCGCCCGGTCATCGACCCCGCCCGGGTCAGCCGGGGAGTCGCCGAGCTTCGCCACCACCTGGAGGACCTGGACGCCCGACTCGGTTAGGACGACCACGACTTCTTACCACAAGGCCCCTTCGGGGGCCTTCGCTTTGCCCGAACAAAGGCGAGCCCGGTCTGTAGTTGGCCACCCCCAGAACTTGATATAAGTATTTGCATTTGCAGATGTTGGGTCATGTCGGAGACCATTGAGAACTTCAACCAAGGAGACCCATGCGACGCCAACCACCGCCCCCAGACCCCGATGATTTCCTGGCACCACTACCGAGACTCTGCTTGAAGATTGAAGAAGCGGCGACGGTTCTTCGCTTGGGGAGAAATGCGGTCCTTGAGTTGATTGAGGCTGAGAAGCTTAGGTCCGTCGGGGTTGGCCGCCGGGTATTGGTCCCGGTTGAAGCGGTTTCCGCCTTCCTTTCCAGGGAGGGGAGACCATGACGCGATTGACCAAAAGACAGAAGGAAGCATCGGCCCAGCCGATGATGATCCCATCGGGATGGATGCCAGCCCCGACACCGGCCCCAACCGTGACCAAGATCGCGCTTTCGATCGATGAGGCAGCCGAGTCGTCGGGATTCTCGAGGTCCACCCTTTACGAGGCCTTGGCCAAGGGTGAGCTTAGGGGCAGCCGAAGGGGCAGGAAGGTGGTCATCCTGGTCGAGGAGCTTCGTCGGTGGCTCGTGGCCATGACCGCCAACGCCGAACCCGAGCCACCCCCACCATACCGGAGGCCGGGTCCCGTCCCGAAGGTGAAGCCCCTGAACCGGGAGGATCTTAACCACCGGGTGACGATCCCGGTACGGAAGCCGAAGCCGTGATCCCATTCCCAAGGTGAAGGCCCCCGATTGGGGGCCTTTTTCATCCTCGGAAAAAATGTTGACAATTTTTTCGCCTGATTGTCAACAAATGGGCCTAATCACCGTTCGCCCTTTTTAAGAATATCCTTGTGCCGAAAGGCGATGAGCCCGATCCCCAGCAGGATGGCCCCGCAGACGATGCAGCTGTCCGCCAGGTTGAAGGTCCAGTAGTGCCAGCCGCCGAAGACGAAATCCAGGAAGTCCACCACCGAGCCGTGGCGGAGCCGGTCCAGGCCGTTGCCCAGGGCGCCGC